AGCTTCTTCACGCCGTAGAGCACCTCGTGCGTGATCTGGACGCCGCCCAGGCGCGCGTCGTACGCCATCAGCACCCGGATGACGACGCCCGACTGCGGGTCGCGGACGTTGGCCGCGACCGCGCCCGACCCGGCCGGGGGCTCGGGCAGACCGCGGAACGCGACGATCGCCCCGTCACGTCGGAACGCGACGTTCTTGCGGTTGATCGAGCGGACGGTGCCCGCCGTGATGTCGGTGGTGAAGTTGACGGCCGCGCCACCCTTGGTCGTGCTGACCTGGAACGTCTGCGCGGCGAGGTTCGCCGCGATCACGAAGTACTGCGTGTTCGTGGACAGCCCGGCACCCCCGGTGAGGGCGGTGAACTCGACCACGTCGTCGGCAACGAACCCGTGCGCGGTGGTCGTGTCGATGATGTCGTCGGCCGCCGCGGACGGGTTGGCGAGCGTCACGTTCGCGCCGGCCTCGCTGATGAACTGCGTCGGGAACAGGTCGAAGCCGTACAGGTTGCCCAGCGAACGGGGGCCCTCGGCGGTCGCCTCGGGCCGGCTGCGCTGGAGGAAGTTCACCAGCGTCGAGTCGCCCATGATGCTCACCGCGTCCGACGTCGCGAGCGCGATCGAGCGCCCATCTTCGGGGCATTTGTTGTCGGTCATCGTCTTCCACGCCGTGCGCAGCGCGGCGGCGTCGACGTCGGTGCCGTAGGAGCCGGACACCTTCGTGGCGGTCTGGAGCTCGGTGATGACGTCGGTTTCGATCTGCTCCGCGATCGCGATCGCCGCCGCCTCCGAGTAGCGGGCCATGACGTCCTGGCTCGCCTGCGCTCGGACGATGTCCTCGACGACGACTGACACGGCCTTGTGCTTGTTGAGCGTGACCTGGACCTCGGTTCCGCCGGTCGGCTGCGCAAGCGTGTACTCGGTGCCCGCCGACTTGTCCGACGCGGCGAGCGTGCCGGGGTACGGGATGTGCAGCACGTCGCCGCGCGAGAAGGCGGCCACGTCGCTGTCGCGCGAGACGCGCGGCGTGGCGACGATGTTCTGCCGGAGGATCGCGAGGGCGCTGTTGGCCCAGATCTCCGGGATGAAGTACTGGGCCTGGGTGACGTCGATCGGGGGCATCGGGTCTCCTATGCGCTGACGCGGCCCTCGTTCATCGCCCGCAAGATGTCCTCACGGTTCTTGGCGAAAAACTCCGGGTCGCGCAGCTGCTCTCTCGTGTAACTCCGGGGGCCGGCCTGTCGACCGCCGCCGGTTCCGGTATCGAACGAGCCCGCTGTGCGGGCTCCGGAGAGCAGGTACGGTTTGGCCTTGGCGAGCGCCCCGAGTAGATCCCCGACGTTGCGGGCATCGCCCGCGTCATCGAACTCGATCGCGTCCTGGTCGATCAGCCGGATGGCGTCCTCTGGATCGGCGAACCCGAGCCTCGCGGCCGTGGCGACCGTCGCGTAGCGGACGGCGCGCTCTCGTAGCACTCGGTCGCGCTCCGCGAGCTGCTGCTCGAGCTCGGCCGCGCGCTTCGTGAGCCGCTCGGTCTCGGAGAGCTTCGCGTCCTCGTCGGCCTTCGTCCGGTCCTCGAGCTCCTTCAAGCGTCGGCGGAGACTGTTCGCCTCCGCGCGCAGCTTCTTGGCTTCCTCGAGGGAGATCGACTCCGGCTGGTGAGCCTGCTGCTCTCCGCCCTCCGCGTCCGCCTGGGTCGCGGAGTTGCCCGCCGGGGGCTGCGTCCCCGAGTCCGCCTGGGTCTCGGTCGCGCCTGTGGTCTCGTCGTTCATCGTACCGCCTGCACCTCTGTATTCAAGGGCGATGTCGGGCTGCGAAGGGCGTTCCGGGCGCTCTCGATCAGTTGCATCAGCTTCTCCTGTGATGCCGGGGACGTTGGCTCCGTGCCGTCCATGTGAGCGGCATGCAGTTGCGCTGCTTGGGCGAGCAGCCGTGCCGCCGTGTCATCACCTCGCCGGAGCGCACGGAACCGGTCGATCTGCTGCGGCGTGTAGCCGGCGTCCTCCCACAGCTGCTCGTTCGGAACACCGAGTGACGCGAGCTTCAGGAGTGCGTCGACGTGCTCCGATTCGGTCCGGAATTCGGGGTCACGCCACACGGTCTCGGCGGCCACGAACTCGGCGCCGCCCTTGTCGCCGATCCCCCGGAAAGCGAGCCGCATGACCTCCTCCCAGCTCTCGCCGAAGTCGCGCGTTCGCCGGCGCGCCTTCGCGACGAGCCCGGTCTCCGTGGCCCGGAGGGACTCGCCGGACGGGAACACCCCGGAGCTGCCCAGCAGGTAGTGGGGCGGCGTGCGGGTCGTGGTCGCGATGTGCTGGATAAACGTCTCGATGGCCTTCACGTAGGGCGCGAGATCGGACTCGTCGAAGTTGCCGAACTTCACGTCCTTGTCGCGAGCCATCCACACCCTGTCGACCGCAGCCTTGAACAGCTCGACGGGCTTCTGGGTCTCCGGGTCGATCGGGATCTCCAGCCCGGTGACCCAGCGCTGGCGGAACGCGGAGTACTCGGAGGCGACGATCATGTCGACCATGACTTTGTTGAGCCCGTCCTGGAGCGGGAGCACGGGCGCGAGCTCGGACGTGCCGACGCCATCGATATCGGGATCGTTCACGAGTGGCACCACCGGGACCGCCCCGAGCGTGTGCGGGAGGGGCCACGGCTCACCGTCGACCAGGCGCGGCTCCCATGATGCGGTGCCACCCGCGGAACCCTTGCGCGCCTGGTATTTCTCGATCCGATCCGCGTAGTACAGGGTCGCAAGCGTGCGACCGTCGGGCGTTGCCCATCGCTTGAGCGCCACAGCGCGGACGAGCGGGTCGTCGTCATATGCGACGGCGACCTCCTCGGGCTTCTGGATTCGGATGATCGGCTCTCCGCCTATTGGCGGCGCGACGATGACCGAGCATTCCGACTTGATGAGCGCCTCGCGGTGCGCGCGCTGGCTGTGTGCGTCGAGCTGGTTCGCCTGCCAGACTCGCCACGCCCGGGCGTTGCGCCGATCGGACCCGAACCGGAACCCCTCGACGGCAAGGCGCTCCTCGACGGCCTGGACGACGAGGCGACAGAAGTTGTCGGCGAACGCGGCGTACGTCTGTCCGAACGACTTGCGGAACCGCTCCGAGGCGTACGCGAGCGGCTGGCGGCCGTCGTAGTACTGCTGCAGCTTCGCCATCCGCGCCAGCCGACCGTCAAGCTCCTTGCCCAGCCGCTCCAGCCACCACTCCGAGGTGAACGCTTCAGCCACGCCGCACCTCAGTAGCTCGCGAACGCCGGCCCGGTCGGCGCCGGTGCGTCGCCACGTCGGGCGAGGTCGTGGGCGATCATCGCGGCGATCAGCCGGTCGATCTTCCGGCCGGACGTGGCGTGCTCCTTGGTCGGCCGGGCGCCTCGCTGGTCGACCTTGAGCACGGCGTTCGCGACGTGCCGCGCAAGTCCCGGATCGCCGTCGTGCGTAAGGCGCCGCTCCATGACCGCGGCGTAGAACTCCTTCCAGGCAGGGATCGTCCGGGCGAGCACGTTCGGCCATTCCTCGACCGGCCAGCCGCGTTCTTCCCAGGCCTGGAGCTGCGCCCGCCACTCGTACGGGTCGCAGCCGATCCGCTTGACGTCGTAGGCCCGGAGCGCGTCGGCCATTGCGAGATCGACCGTCCCGGCGTCCACGCGCCAGTGCTGATCGTCCGGCGGGCGCTCCCACGCGGCAACCGTGAACAGGTGGGGCACGCCCTCGATCGTGGCGCCCACGATCGCCGTGGAGTCGCCCGTCCACGAGCCGTCGAAGCCGAGGACCACCGGGCCCGTTACCTCGCGCCGCTCGGCGCAGCGCTCCCATGCCCCGGTCGGGAACACCGCCTTGGCGGTCGTGACCCATTGGTTGAGCCGCTTGGTGCGGAACTCGTGCTCTTCTGTCGGGCCTACTGCCGCGACGAGGTCGGCGGGATCGAGGATGTCCCCGTAGCCGGGGTTGGCGAGGCGCCACGTCTCAGGCTGGCGATGGTCGAGGTCGTCGGGCGCTGCCCACCATTCGAAGTAGAACGACGGATCGTCCGTCTCACCCGCCGCCACGCGGCGGCCGTAGTCGAACATCCGGTAGCAGATGGTCTCGCGGCCGTGGGAGCCGAAACGGGCACCCGCCGTCGTGATGCCGACCATGAGTGGCTCCGTGCGCGCACCCATCGCGAGCGCGAACACGTTCCACAGGTCCTCGTCGATGACGTGCACCTCATCGACCACGGTCAGGGTCGGCGAGAGGCCTTCCTTGAGCGGCGCCTCCGCGGACAGGACGCGGAACACGGAGCCCGTGGCGGGCACCTCGATCGCGTCGCGGTACAGGCGCGTCTCACCCGAGAGGTCGGGGTCAAGCTCCACCATCCGCTTCGCGGTCCCGAACACCAGGCGCGCCTGGTCCCGGTCGCCGGCGACCGCGTACACCTCGGCCCCAGCGTCCTCGACGAGCAGTCCGTACAGCCCCACGCCCGCGATGACCGCGGTCTTGCCGTTCTTGCGCGGCACCCCCATGAGCGCGAAGCGGTGGCGCCGCCGCCGCGTCTGGGGGTCACGCGCGAACAGCCGTCCGAGCATCGCCGTCTGCCACGGCCGCAGCGACAGCAGCTCCCCCGCGGCGCCCGCGAACGACTCCTTGGTGATCCGGCAGTGCGCCGCGATGAACTCGGCCACGAGCCCGCCATCGCCGGCGCGGATCGCAGCAGCGGGC